CAGTTATTAAACTTATGAATGCCGATGGCATGTTTAAGGTTGAAGGACAAAGTTTTCACATCGTAGATGGAGAAGACTTTATTACTACTGATGAAGGTTTGCCTAATTATGAAGCCGCTGTTGAAAAAGTAGGTAAACAATTAGGATTACAATTTGCCAAGAAAGGAGTTGCTACTGTGGATGCACAAAGCACACCGGTTTCAAATGTGAAAAAGGGATTGGATGAATCAAGAATGAATTCAGAACCTAGATACAGAGAAGCCTATGTTGCATTGCGTAGACAAAACATAAACTTGTCACGTGGCGATGTAACCAATAAAATGGTTGAAGACATGATGGCAAAACGACAACGATAAGTATCGTTGGAGATAAAAATAAATTAATAAACTAAAGGAGACCAGAAATGGCAACATCAAGTAGTGGAATTAATGATTTATTTACAGCCGTAACAGCAGACTTAGTAGACTTTTATGCAGACGCAGTCTTGCTTCCAAACCCGGCTTTAATCAGTAATTCAATCAACATCGAGGAAGGATCAGGTAATTCTGTAAACTTTCCATTAACAGATGCTTGGACAACAGGTGCTAGTTCTATTGCAGAATCAGCCAACGTTGTAGCGGCATCAGACCAATCCTTTGCAACTTCTGTAGCATCAGCAACAGCAGTTAAAAGAGGTGCAGGAACACAGGTTTCAGAAGAAGCCTTAGAAGACGGACAATTCGACGTTGTTAGAAATGCAGTTGTAACAAGACTTTCTAACTCAGTAGCACAAGCAACTGACGAAGCAGGTTTTAAAGTTATGCTTAACAACACAGAAACAGTTCCAGGTAATGGTAACGAATTAGACGGTGCAGACAGCAACGTTTCTTTAATTAACCAAGCGACTATTAACGGTGGTTCAACAGGTGCTATCGACGTGAACGTTGTATTCTCACCAGAAGCAATGGGTTACATGTCAAAAAGAGATATCACTCTTAAAATGGAAGAAGAAGTAAAACACGACCAGTATATCATGACTGGAACTGTTAGAAACGGATTCTGTCACCTAAGAAGAGACTTCATCAAAGCAGTTGCTTCTTTAACAGGGTCTTACTCTGCTACTAACAACGTTAACTTAGTTGACTTTGCAGAAGCAGTTGCAAGACTAAGAGCCGGTAATGCTCCAGCAGACCTTAACGGTTTCTACTACGCAGGTATTACACCTCAAGTAGAATTGTTACTTGCTAATGAGTTAAACGGCGCAGGCGGAACAGGAACTGCTACTATTGGATCATTAAGTGACATTGGTAACAGAGCTCTGTTAGACGCAGTTATTTCTGAAGCAGTTGGTATCAGATGGTTAAGAACTAATAACTTAGTAACAAACCTTGCTAACACTATATAAGGTTAGGAGATAACATGGCATTTCAAAGAGACGGATCAAATAATGTAATTGCTTTTGCTGAGGCAGAAGACGTAAGAAACTTGGATCAAAGATTATTTGAGGCAAATGAAATATCATTTGCTAACTCTGGAACTGCGGCGACAACTTTAGAAGAATACTTGGACATATTATGTCAACGTGCTACAGATAGGATTACCACAAAGATGCAGGCTTCACCCGAATGGAGTAACTACACTAGTGATAAGAATATTAGTAGCACAAGTATTTTGCCTGCTGTCAATAAGAACTTAATTATTGGCAACTTGCAAGATTGGACAGACATGTGTGCAAGTTATGTTATGAAAGAATACTTGCTACCAAAAGTAGCAGACTTTGGTAACCCAGAAAGTTCAGAAACACAAAAAATTAGTTTCTATGAAACAAAGTTTAACAACTTGTTTTCAGAAAAACTTAGTGTAATTGTGTGGTATGATGTAGATGCAGATGCATCTATAACATCAGCGGACGAATTGGTCAACTTCAGAAAAAACCGAAGAACTAGAGGCAAGAGATTTATTACAAGGGTTAGATAATGAGTGTAATACGTGACAGTTTGATAACACAACTTACCACAAACTTATCTGGCAGTAATGTCAGTGTAAGCAGTGAACTACCGTTTACTAGTGGTGGAGAAGAGTTATACAACAAGAACATGAAGACACTTTACGTGGACGAGGAACAAATTGACCAAGAGACACTTTACGAAGTGTTAGACAGGAACAATGTTGCTCTAAACACATCTACTCTAAATGCATACGTCACTCTAGATGCCAAAACCCAATTAAGCGATATCAATAGTATAATTGCTAATGTGTTAAGTGCCAAATCTGTAATTACTAACACTATCACTAGTGAAAGTGATTATGAAACAGACATGGACCTTGATAAAATTACATATACCTTTGCATTTCGCTTTGATAAAACTGTTTAATATTAAAGGAGAACAAAATGACTGGAACAGTAATTAATGTAACAAGCGGTTCTCAAGCAGTATTAACTCTTGGGACTACACAAGCAATGGCGGCCCCTGGCGGCACAAATGGCTTAGTAGTTCCATTGATGCAAGACGTAACAGTAAGTGCGTCTACTGGATCAACTAGATATTCAACTTTGGATTCTACAGCCAGTAGTGCGTTTACAACAGTGAATGAAAATAGTGTTTCTTTAAACATGTTAGTGGATGGTGCAACATTCTTCGGAGACGGAGCAAATGCGTCAAACGACATTGCTAACAAAGGATTACTACAAACTTCAAAAGAAAAAACAGAAATTAACTTTTCTGTTGCTTTTAATGAAGGTAATACAACTGGTGAATATTACGTTGAAGGCACAGGTTTCATATCAGGGTTAACTCCTACAGCATCAATTGATGCGGCAGTATGGGTTTCACCGATGGAAATCATAGTTAATGGTGAACTTACAAGAGTTATAGTAAGTTAACGTAACCGTAACAACATAGTTCGTAAACACCCTCATAATATTTGGGGGTGTTTACATTCTAAAAGAGGAATATTATGAAAGATATAAAGAAAAAACTACAAGGTATTGTTGATTCAGGATATAAAGGTGACAAAGTCACTGTATATGGTGAACAATATGACTTCCATGAAGTATGTAAAGAGCATGGAATTGAACTGCCTTCAGTTAAGAAACCTAAGAAACAGGTAAATACTAAGGAAGAAAAACATGCAGATATGGAAGAGACACTCGACGAAGGACATTCTGAACAGTCTTAAAGGCGAGGTAGCAAAAGCACATAATGAAATACAATGTGCTGAAAGAGATTTACACAAAGCACAAGGCAGACTACAGTTTGCACTTAGTGGAATAAAACATTTAACTGAAGATAGAGAATATACTTTAGTTGAAAAAGATAAAGACATAAGGAAATAAAGACATGAAGAAATTATCAGAACTAGCAGGCAAACCAAGCCTAACATCAATAATCATAGACGACCAAGACATTGTAGAAAAATACGGTGATGAACTTGAATTCTTTGTTTATGACAAATTACCAATCAGCACATATACAAAACTAGCAAGCCTAGATGCAAAGGATGCCGGACAACTATACAATGCTGTAAAGGATTTAGTGTTAGATGAAAAAGGTTTACCAGTTGTTAACGATGAGAATACATTGCCAATGGATGTAATGAATGCCGCAATACTTAAGGTGACAGACAGCCTGGGAAAATAAGTGCGGTAGACAATACTATCGATAAAAGATTAGAAAATCTTATATTGTTAGTAGATGCAATGGCAGAAACGTATCACGTTCTACCTAGTAAACTGCTAGAAGAAGGCAATACGTTAGATATACAAGTGTTTAACTATGCACAAACATACAAAGTTAGACAACATAAATTAAAAGCAGGAGAAGATATAACTGATACTTATAATCCTGAAGAATTGGAGAAGATGTGGCAAGAAAGACGGCAACTTTAAATGCAAAAGCATTTAAAAAAGACTTAAAGAAACTACAAAAGTATCTTAATGGCAAATTTGCGGATCAAGTTCTAGATGATTTCAAAGATGAAACTCCTGTTGACACTGGGTATGGTAAAAATCATACTAAAAAACGTGTTCAAAGAAATAAAAGTGTCACAATATTTGCAACAGGCAAATACAAAGATTATATAAACGTCTTAGATGACGGATTGTTCCCAAATCCGCCAAAACAAGGAACAGGTAAAACAAGAGGTGGATACAGCACACAAGCACCTAAAGGTATGAGTAAACCTACTATAAAAAAAGCAGAAAAGCGACTCAATAAATTTGTGAGGAACTTATAATGGCGGCACCAATAGCGGCAACGTTAATATTAAGAACAAAACAATTCAGTAAAGGCATAAGCACCGCGGCAAAAGGTGTAGGTGTTCTTGGTGGTGCATTAGGCAAACTGGGTGGTTTGATAGGAAAAATTACATTGGCTTTCACAGCCTTTGCAGGTGTTATTGCGGCACTTATACTGCGGCAAACAGCACTTATTGATAGAATAGGCAAAGTATCAAAAGTTACTGGTGTTGCATCAGATACATTGCAAAAGTTTAGTTTTGCGGCAGAATTAGCCGGTGTAAGCACGGACCAAGCCGAAGTCGCCTTAAGACGTTTTTCACGTAGATTAGGTGAAGCACAAAAAGGCACAGGTGAACTAGCACCTGAATTAAAAAGACTAGGTATAGAATTACGAGACAGTAATGGTGAATTTAAATCAGCAGAAGATGTATTATTTGAATTAGCAGATGCTATAAAAAACACTGAAGGTGCATCAGCAAGATTAAGCATTGCGTTTAAGGCGTTTGACTCAGAAGGTGCTGAGTTAGTTAACGTTCTTAATCAAGGTGGCGATGCTATGAGGAGAGTATTTGAAAGAGCAAGTGAATTAGGTGCTGTTTTAAGTGCTAGTGCAATAGCAGGCGTAGAACGTTTTAATGATGCAATGACTGAATTGAGAAAACTTGCAAATGGTATTGCAAATGTTTTCGTTGCCGCATTAGCACCAGCACTAACAAAAGTAACTTTAGACTTTACAAACTTCTTAGTTAAAATAGGTAAAGAAAAAGGTGAAATGGAAGACTTTGGAAACTTCCTTAAGAATGAATTCCTAGATATACTAGCAAATGTTGTAGTTGTGTTTGGTAAAATGGCAAACATGCTTATTGCAGTTACAAATAGTATAGTAAGACTTGCTAGAAAATTAGATATAGTAGGATTACCAGAACTTACCGGTGATGCAAAGGAAGCCCAAGAAGAATTAGAAGCCTTAAATGAAGCAATCGGAACCCCTTTAGGTTTTGTCACACCTGATACAAAGAAATTGTTAGATGCTCTAGAAGCCGCAGGACATGACGTAGAAGAATTCCAAAAAAGATTCGATGATTTAGGTTTCTTCAGAAAATTCATGAGAAATGATGAATTACAAGTATTAAAAGACGACATACAAGTATTTCTAGATGGTATTATTGCAGATTTGGAAGAGAGAGCAGGAACAACATTCTCATTCTTCGACGTTGAAGGATTGAAAGAATACATTTTAAGTTTAAAAGATGTAAAATCAGAAGCAGATAAAACTAATGAACCAGTTGAAGAACAATTAACTTTATTTCAACGTATAATTGCACAACTTCAAAAAGCACCGGATCTACTAGATGCATTTCAGAAAAAAGTATTTGATATAGATAAAGTTCTTAAAGATGTTGCTACTAGATTAGGAACACCAATGGAAAGGTTGCAAAAAACAATTGAAGATGGATTAGTCAAAGGCGTTGAAATATTTGAAGATACTTTAACAGATGCTATACTAAAAGGCAAAGCAGACTTTACTGCATTAGGTGACCACATAAAGAAAGTGTTAGCAAAAGCATTAGTGCAAAGGTTTATTACAGGTCCTATACTTAGTATATTTGGACTTGCAGATGGTGGACCAGCAAAAGCAGGACAACCTTATGTAGTAGGTGAAGAAGGGCCAGAACTGTTTGTTCCTAAACAAAGCGGAACAGTTATACCAAATGATGAAATGGCAACTGGTGGATCAGGCATGTTTGGTAGCACAACAGTAAATTACAATATAAATGCAATAGATAGTAGAAGTTTTGAAGCCAGACTTGCTGAAAACCCGGAGTTCTTATTCAACGTTACTAGAGTAGGCAGTAGGAGGCAACCAGCATAATGAGTTTACAAACAATCATAGACAACGCAACATACATTGAAATAGACAAAGGTAAAGTTGCGGCACAATCAGTTTCAAGAAGTGGTGTTGTGTTAACAGCCGAAAGAGCAACTAACGTGCCTTACAGATTTAAGGTAGGCATGCATAATGGATTGAAATACAGCACTAACAGAGATTTATTAGAGGCACTAGATGCCTTAGATGTAACAGAAGAAAGCACCATAGACATTGGTGATACAAACAGTGGACTAAGTTATATAACTGCATATCAAGGTGGTATAACAAGTGGCACACTCACACTAGTAAGTGTAAGTGGTAGCACAATAAACGTAAATGCTGGTAGTGTTAGTGGCAGTGGCACATTGTTCAAGAAAGGAGACTTCTTACAACCATTAGTAAGCAGTTATAGATATCCTTATCAAGTAACAAGTGATGTTAGTTTTAGCACAGGCAGTAGTGTAGCAGTTCCTGTTCACAGACCAGTAATCAGTCAAGACGGTGTTACATTGACAAGTGGCAACATAGCAACTGGTAAAGATGTTCACTTCAAAGTGAAGTTAACCAAAAAGCCAGTTTATAGAATAGTGCCACATGACAGAATCCAATTTCAAAGTGCATTTGAAATGGTAGAAATAATTACAACATAAGGACAAAACATGGCAACAACAATACCTCCAGTAACAGGAACAAACAATATCAAACATGCTATGTTGGTAGACCTTACTATTGGTTCAACAACATACTATATAAGTGGTGCTTATAAACCAATAACATATGATTCAAACACTTACACAGAACTAGGCAGTTTTCTAGGTGTAAGTGAAATACCAGAAGATATCAAAACAACAAACGGTGACATCAGTCTTAGTTTAAGTGGTATACCCAGTGAACAAGATTACATGAGTTTGATATTGAGTTCAAAGATTAAAGGTGGCACAGTTAAAATACACAGAGCATTTTTCAATGATGATTATAGTGTTGATGCCGCAAATGTGTTTCAACGTTATAATGGTATCATAACTAACTTTAGCATAAGTGAAGACTATAACTTTGCTGAAGGCAAGAATACAAATAGTGTTGCAGTTAGTTGTGCAAGTATAAACACTATTTTAGAAAACAAAGTAGCAGGACAAAGAACTAACTTAACAGATAGACAAAAGTATTTTCCAAGTGACCAAACATTTGACAGAGTTGCAGACTTGCACAATGTTCAATTTGACTTTGGTAAAGAATACAATGCAAGTGCAGGTGCTGGTGGAGGCTACGGCGGTGGCTACGGACGTGGCGGTCGTGGTGGCGGTGGTCATTATGGAGATATGGGACTAGGATTTATTAGTCACTTTTAGATATGATTAGAAGAGCAACAATACAAGACTATGATGACATTATGGCAATGATGATTAACTTTGCCAACAGTTCACCATATAGTGCTTTACACAATCCTAAATACAATGACGCCTACATAAGACGTTTATTGGACAGTTTTGGCAAAGAAGGTGTTATATTATTGGGCATCCAAACCCACCAAACTGACCAAACTGACCAAACAGTAGGCATGTTAATTGCACAAATACAAACAGATGCATGGTTACCACATGTAAAAACAATGAAAGAAGTAGCATGGTGGGTAGAACCAGAACACAGAATGTCTACTTTGGGTTATAGATTATTAAAAGAATATGTGAACATAGGTAAAACTCTAGTAGACAAAGAAGTTATATCAGGTTTTACACTCACAAACATGGAGATATCGCCAGACTTTGATTTAGAAAAAAGAGGTTGGCGACCTATAGAAACAAATTATATATATGAGGGTGTGTAGATGGCAGTCTTTACAGCAATAGCAAGTTCAATCGTAGGAGCAACTTTATTTGGTTCCGCTTTAGCGGCAACTATTGCAACTAGTATAATTGCGGCTGGTTTAGCCTTAGGAACAGCAAAAGCATTAGGTGTAATGGATCCACCAAAACAACAGGACATGAAAGATCCTGGTGTTAAGATACAATTACCACCTAGCACAGACAACAGAGTTCCTGTATTTTACGGACGAAGTTATACAGGTGCAATTATAGTTGATGCCGAGTTAAAAAACAGAAACAATACCATGGTGTATTGTATGGTTATAGGTGAAAAGACTGATAGTGGCACAATAAGTGTCACTGACATATATCGTGATGATGCAAAACTAAACTTTAGTGGTGCAACAGTCATAAGTGCAACAGATCCAAATGCAACAACTAGTGAAAACATCAACGGTAAAATACGTTGTAGAGTTTATGCAGGCGGCACAGCGGCAAGTAATCAAATATTTCCAGCAACACCACAAGTAGCGGCTACCACGTTAATGACCACAATTGATGCAGGCACAAGTTTTGAAGGACTAGTGTTTAGTGTTATTGAAATGGACTATGATGCTGAAAACGGATTACAAGGACTTGGTGCTATAACATACAACATCAACAACACTTTGAATGAACCCAGTAACGTGTTATTGGACTATCTACAAAACGATAGATATGGTGCTGGACTCAGTAGTAGTGATTTAGATTTAACTTCATTTAACGACCTCTATGACTATTCTACGGCCCAAGTAGACTACGGAACTGCATCAGGTAACGTAACAGCACAACACAACAGATGGCAAATTGACGGTATGTTAAGCAGTTACCAACCTGTAAAAACAAACATTAATGAAATATGTAGAAGTTGTGCGGCATATTTTGCATATGATCCAAAACAAGGTAAGTTCAAAGTAGTTTCAAACAGAGCGGCAACTAGTGCTGAAAAGTCAGCGGCTTATGTGTTTAATGATGACAACATCACAAGCAGTATTGAAATAACATCAACAGAACTTTACAGTTTATACAACAGTATTGATGCTGAATATCCAAGTGTTGACAAGAAAGACCAAACACAAACGATTATTGTTAGCACACCTGCAGGTGAAAGAAACGCAAATGAGCCAGATAACCCACTAGATACCAGATTTAACTTGGTAAATGATAGAAGTAGAGTATACAATTTAGCAAATATTGACCTTAACCAAAGTAGAATAAGCACCGTTATCAACTTTACAGCAGATTACAGCAGTATTGTTAATGATGTAGGTGATATTGTTAAAGTTACAAGCAGTTTATATGGTTTTACTAACAAATTGTTTAGAGTTATGCGTGTAACAGAAGTAGAAACACAAGATGCAATGCTAGGTGCTAAGTTTACTTGTATTGAATATGATGACAGTATCTATACTCACACAAGAATACAAAGTGATGGTGCTGTTGGACTAAGTTTGATACCAGGATGGTGGACAGGTATTTGGGGTAACACAGATATTGCCAACATCTCAAACATTATTGGTAACATCACTATTGTAGATGATCCATTAAGTAACGTAGCAAACATTGTTGATCCGCCAACAGGTAACATAATCAGTAACGTAGATATAGGCAACATCAATATTGGTATTGGCGGAGAAGGTATTGGCTCAGGCTTTGGTATGATACCAAGTATTAACTTTCCAATCACAATACCGGACATTCCAGATATATCAGAAATCAAAGTAAACGTAGATGTAACTGGCAGTAGCGAAACCAGTAATGTTGCAAACACAATGCCTCCTATACAAATACCAGTTGTTCCTCCAAAAAACAACACAACATTTATACCGGGTGAAATTATTGACATAACTATACCTCAACCTCCTTTACCACCAAAAGACCAAATGTTTAGTGTAGGTCCTTTGTTAGGTGATATAACAGCAAACATAGACCTTAGCATGATAAACTATGATGGTATAACTTCAGCAGTTGCAACAGCACCAAACATTACACTAGCACCTGCAGGTGTTATTGACAGAGGTAGATTAGGTAGTGTGCAGGCAGGACTACAAGTAGAAGAAGATGTTGCTAACGTAAACAGTAACAGCAGTAGTCTTGTGCAAGACAGTTCAACTGCAAATGTTCAAATAGGAACAGCAAACAGTATAATCACACCAATTGACAACATTGACCTAGGTGGTATTGATGAAGGCGAATATAGTGCTATCAATAGTGCTGTGCCTTTTGGCTTGTTTGGTGCTAACAGTATTTTAGCATATCAACCTACAAGACAAATAAATTACAAAGAATTAGACATTGCCACAGATGGCACAATAACTGCTAATGCAAACGCAGACATAGTAGACGTTGTAGGTGGTAGTGGTATTATTGCAAGTGTAGGAACAACAGTTTTACCAAGTATAAATGACAACTTTAAGTATGAAGTAAGTAGAACAAGAGGTAGTGCTGTAGCAGTTGCAAGTGGTAGACCAGCCGCTAGTGCCACAAAAACATACGTTCCAAGCAGTATGGATGTAATTAACTTTGCAAACACCAATTTGCAAGAAGATGCCGCAAATGGTAGATTTAGAGGATTTGATGTTACAAACACTGACAAACGTATTACAAAATCTGACTTCTATATTGATATAGGAGGGTTCTTTTAATGAATAGAAACAATCAACCTAGATATGTGTTTTACAACAACACAGATGGTGACATTTATTGGGTAAAACAAGTTAGTGAAGGCAAAGCACAACAGTTGTGTGCAAAAAACCACAGTAAAAACATGAGTTACATACTAGAAAGCAGTTTGAGTAAGCCTGTTATAAATCATATGACAGAAGAACTTGATTTGACAACTACGCCTTATACTGTGAGAGATGCAAACAACAAAGCACAAGACACAGCAAGTGAAACTTTAAAAATAATCAGAGACAGAATGTTATTAGAAAGTGATTGGACACAAGGTGCTGATTCACCATTAAGTAGTAGCAAGAAAACAGAATGGGCAACATATAGACAAGCACTAAGAGACTTTGATTATCACAGTAAAACAGAAACACATGGTGTTACATGGCCCACAAAACCCAGTTAAGGAGTAAATTATGAAAGCAAGTCCAGACGCAGTTATACTAAATTTATTCGATGCTGACGGCAATTATATAGGACCAGGAGAAAGAAAAATAGTTTTTCTTGGTGAAGTGATTGATATTGATGAATATGCCGCGGCTACGGGTCTAACCTTGCCAGATTCAGGCGATTAAGATAAATATAACATAATTAAGAACTGTCAAAGAATACTTTGATAGTTATTTCCAATAGGAGAGTAGAATGAGCGGAAGAGTCCTCAGTTTTAGTCAATACCTCGGTGGTAGTGACAATGTCAAGGTAATTGAAATGTTACCAGAACACCAAAAAACATTTACATACAATTACGGCACTGATATTTCAAATTACAACTTTAGTGCAAACTATTCAACAGTTGTTATTGATAGTGTAAGTTACAACATTACTACTGGCGAGCCAAACTTTGCCAGTTCAAACGTTATAGGATATCTCGGTTCTACTTCCACAACAATAGGCGCAGGCAACATCAATGTAACAAATGCCGCTTCAGGACTAGTAGACTTCACAATACCAAAAGACAGATACACAGGATTTATATATCCTGATGCAAGAAGCAATGTGGTTATGACCATAGTTGAATTTACTTGGGAAGACACTAATCCAACTGTTAACACTTTTGACAGTCATAGATGGGCAATATTAGAACGTTATACAGCAGATGTTCAAGCAGGCGATCCAACATCAGCAAACAATTCGGTAACATTTAATAATATTGTAGGGGTATAGCATGGCTAACGTAACTGTTACGTCAAGTAAAGCCAATGTTACTGTTACTGACAGCACAAGCAATATAACCGTAACTGATAGTTCAAATAACACTATAAATGTAACACAGGTTGCAAGTAATGTTACGGTTGGCGAAACAGTATCAAACATAGTTGTTAGCAATACAGCACCAGTTAGTAACACTGATGTAAGAACAAGAATATCAGTAAGTAATCTAAGTGGTTTTGGTAACTTAGCATATGACAATAGTGCAACAAGTAATGGTGTTATACAATATACTGGTGTTGCAACTAGTGATATCAGAGGTGCAATTAGCAATACAGCACCTATACTATATGATGCAACAACAGGTGTTATAAGTGCAAACACTGATGCAATATTCTCTAACACACTTGCAAACAATTGGTTTACAAGTCAAACTACTGATAATTTAAGTGAAGGTTCAACAAATTTATATTACACAGATGCAAGGTCTAATAGTGCAATAGCGGCATACACTGGTGCTATGACCAACATGACTGGCAACTTAACAACAACTGCAAACATAAGTGCAGGCAATGTGTTAGGAACTGTAAAAGGATTAGTTGATACTGCAAGTAATATTACAACAACTGCAAATGTAAGTGCAGGAAATGTTATAGCAACTAAGTTCTTTGGTGATGGTAGTGAATTAACAGGAATAGACGAATTAACAAATGCACAAGCACAAGCATTTATAGAAGCAAATGGCTTGGATATGACTGCAAACATAGATATTGCAGGTGCAAACACAACATTAACATCAAATATTGATATTGGATTAAATCAAACATTAACTATTGTCGGTAATGCAACTTCTGGAACAGGCGGAGTAGGACCTGTTGAATGGGTAGGTAATATTACAGGTATGAATTCAAGTGCAAACATAAGCACAAGTGGTAATATTAAAGCAAATAATGGAACATTTACTACTGCAAACATAGACCATACCACAACAGGACAAGCAAACGTAACGGGTAATGCTACTGTTAATGGAGAATTAGGTGTAGGCGGCAATTTAAATGTTACCGGAAACATAAATTCAGAAACAGTTGTTGACTTATTTGTAGAAGATAGAAACATTACACTACAATTTGGTGCAGAAGGGACACCAAGTGCAAACAGTCAAATATTTGTAGACAGAGGCTCAGCCGCAAACACTTTTATTATTTGGAGTGAAGCAGATGATAAGTTTGGATTTAGTAACGATGGATCAAACATTACATTCTTTGCAGAAACAACTGATGACCTTACAGAAGGATCAACAAATTTATATTACACTCAAGCACGTTTTGATACTGCATTTGGTAACAAGTCAACAACTGATTTATCTGAAGGCACAAACTTATACTTTACAAATGCTAGAGCAAATGCGGCATTTGTAGACAGTTTAGATAACATAACAACAGCACTAAGTTCAAATGCAAATATTACAACAACAGCCAATGTTGCAGGTGCAAACTTTATAGGTAATGTTGTAGGTAACGTTACAGGTTCACCTAGCAGTTTAGCAGGACTAGACACTGATGATTTAAGTGAAGGTTCAACTAATTTATATTATACAAGTGCTAGAGCAGATGCAGATATAGCCGATTACACAGGTGCTATCATAAACATGACTGGCAACTTAACAACAACTGCTAACATACAAGCCAGTTCTGCAGAATTTACAGGTGCTCAAGTTTATCTATCAGGCGGTGATCTTACTACTTCAGCAGGTAACGTTGATTTAGGTGGTGCAGGTGGTATAACAACTTATCAAGGAAATGTTACAATAGGAACAAACGCACAAGGTTATCTATCTGTTAGAAGCAATATAACATCAACAACAGGAAATATTATTGCAACACAGGGCAATATTAAAGTTGATGGGCCTAATGGAAATTTAATTGGTAATGTTATAACAGACCATATTGTCAGTGATAGCAGTCAATCTTTACAACTTAAAGGTCAAGCAAATGGCATACAAGTAGACAAAACTATTAGTAGCACAGAAAGTAGAATATTTGATGCAGATACATCAGGTTATTCAGTTGCTAGTGCAGACTTAGGTGCATTCAGCACAAACACCAGTGTTCCAAGTTTCTTAACTGGTTTGTTTATAACAGCAGGCGGAAATACTGGAACATCATATGACTTAGCAGGTGGCGCCGGATTTTATGTGCAAAAAGAAAGTGTAAACAACACATATACAAGTGTGTTTGGATCTAGCAGTTTACAAAATGCTGTAGAATCAGGATTAGGTGTAAATGCTAAAACATCAGGTTGGCAAATATATTCACTAACAGATGGTAGTTCAACTGCGGCTTTCCCGGCAGGCACATACATTGAAAGCATTGTTGGAAATACAGTAACATTCAGTCAAAATGCATTGAAATCATACGGTGCAGGCAGTTTCTTTATAATGAGTCCAGGTGTGGCAAGCAGTAACTTTACTGACTTAGTGTTTAGATTCCAAAAAGATATTGCAAATGCAAGTTTACCATACAAAAACATTGTGCCTGTTATTGGCAAATATGAAGGCCCAGAAGTATTTGGTAATGTTACTATGGACTATGCAAGTTATACCATAAGTGGTGACACAATTGATTTAGGTAATGTAGTAACTAGAAACCACGTTGATATAAACAGTAATCCAGATAGTGCAATAAGAACAGACAGAGCATTGCTAATTGGTGCAAACGCAACTGTTGACATAAACAGTATTGGTAAAAATGATGTTTTACCTTCAACAAGCACATTAGGTATAACAATAGAACAAGACGGTTTAACAGACTTCGGTAGTGCTAACCTCACACCACAAATGAAGTTCATGATGAACCAATACAAAGATAACAGTATATCAAGTTTTACTGAATATCCTTCTTGGACAGAGTTCTTAGGACAAAGTGGCAACACAACTGTTGACATGCAGTATTTAGGTGCACCAAACTTTAACTTTAAAATAATTGGTGGTAACAAAGATGCAAAAGCACCAGTAAAATCCACTGATGTTTTAGGTAGAATTACATTTAATGAAATTATTCCAGGCGTTTTATCTGGTGCAGATAACTTTTATCCACCAGCAAGTATTACAGCAAGAGCGCCAGGTGATACTGCGGCTAACTTAACAGTAGCAAATGCAGATATACATATACAAAGCACATATTCAACAAGTGCTTCAGATGGTTCAAATATTGCAAATGGTTCTATTCCAAGAACGTTTGTTAGCAGTAATGAAGGAAATACAGTCATTGCTTCTAAACCAGATGGACAAATTGAACTTAGACCACAAAGAGATTATGGTGATGAAGGCAATGCAAGTAGTTTTGTTGCAAACAGATTCCCTCATGAGTTACATGAATATCACACATTCTTAAGTGCAGGCTTTGACGATAAAACTAACAAAACAGGAACAACTGTAACAATTCAAGACAAAAGTGGTAGAACTAACAGTAATGCCACAGTAGATAACTTTAACTACAGTTCAGAAGGTCCTGTTACTTTGCAATTGAAAACACATAACACTGATGGATCAAATGCAAATGTTTGGGCTTTACAAGTTAGCAATACTGCTAGAAACTTAAACTTTATAAATCAGCAACCTTCTGGAAATGTAGTTCTAAGTTTAGGTGAAAGTTCTGCTTCAGTAAAAAGAAGTTTTAATGTCCTTGCCTCAGACGGAACCGTTGCCGCAACAATTAGTGGTGATGATGCCAATTTAAGTATAGGTAATGTTAGTGCTACCAACAATATTAACGCAACTGAAACAATTACTTCAAACATAATGCATCCTACCTATATTGGTGGCGCAAGTGGTATGTCTAGCACTATATATGTTCATGCTAATATATTGTATCCTAAAAATGAAAACAAAGGATTAAGAGTAGAAGGAAATGCTGGTATAAAAGCCAATGCTATAAGTTTATTCAGTGGCACAGGATTAAGAAGCAGTAATGCTTTAATTGATTCAGGTTTAGACAATACACCTTACATAAGAAGTTGGGACAATTATCTAGCCGCTAGTGGTGGAGTATCTGGTGGACAATCTAGATATGATGGTGATGCAAATATTATACTAAGCTCATGGGGTGATACACCATATGGTTATGCCCATGACATGGATGATGCTGGCTTAAAAATAAACAATGTGTATTTTGACAAACATAAAGACCGAAATATAGCAGGTGGTGTTTGGTATGCAAGTAACATTGCATTGTTAAGTAGCAGTGGTTATGCCTTAGCAGATGCTGATATTGACGGCACAACACTAGCAGGTAGAAATGTTCCTGGACTTTTAGTTAGCACTTCTGTAACTTCAGGTTCTAAAGATATAACACTGGCACCATTATTTGGAACAGCATTCTTTGGTATTCAAACAAGTGCATCACAGTATCTTGCAAGTTTTGGAATGGGTGCAGACGCAGAAACGGCATTAGGCACAATATCAAACGCAACAGGAAATGGTTGGGTATTTTACAATTTAACAGCAGGATCTTTATCACAAACATTTGAAACAGGTGCATACGCAGAAGGTATAAGTGCAAACGTTCTAACAATGAGTGTAGCGGCAACTGAAAACTATGTAGGAACTGCTATATTGTTACCAGGTATACATTTAGATTCAGGTTACGGAGATGGTGGAGTAGTTGGCACTAGAAATGATGACACAGGTGTTCATGCGTTATTGCAAGGTGATACTTCAAACACATCAATACCGTTTACAAATATTTCAGTGCTAGGTCAAAGATACACAATGCCTCTTGCAGGTGCAAATAATTCATTGGCTGGAGGTAACTTTAGTTTACCTGCAACAACATTTAACAGTTACGACAGTGGCACAACTGCTTTATCTAATGTAACGCAACGTCATATACTTGATATAAACACTTCAAACCCAGGAAGTGCTGTAAGAATAACAGATGGTGCATTGTTAATTGGTAGAACTGCTACACCAGATATGTATAGTGGTGGTAATGCAGTATCTACACAAGCAAGTATTGAAGGTATAACACTAGAACATGACGGTGAAACAAGTTATACAGCAAATACAACACCTCAAACTAGGTTCATGATAAACCAATATGAAGCAAATAGCACTAGAAGTTTAAGTGCTGTTCCGGCTTGGGCAAGTTTATATGAAACAGGTAACACAACAGAAGATAATTTAAACTTAGGTGCACCAGTATTTAATTTTAAAAGTTTAGGCAGTAGTAAAACAGATAGAGCAAACAACAATGTAACTGCAGACACTATTGTAGGTAAGATTACATGGAATTCACCAACAGCAACAACAGGAACAAATAAAACTGGTAGTGATTTGATACATCCACCAAGTAGTATCACTGTAAGGATGTCTAGTGACCAAACACAAAGTGGTGCAAATGCAAATGTTGCCGCACAAGACATGTATTTGCAAAGCACATATAGAACAAGTTATAGAAACGGAACTAGTTCAGATGCAGGTGGTATACCAAGAACATTCTTAGCAAGTAAGGCAGGTAACACTACTATTGCGGCAAAGAGTGATGGTAGAATAGCACTAAAACCAAACAGAGATTATGGTAACACCACAACAGCAACAAGTTATGTTGATAACAGATATGCACATGAACTGCATGAGTATCACACATTCTTAGATGCTAAGTTCTTAGGAACAAAAACAGGAACATTAGTAACTATTCAGCCTGATTCAGGTGAAACAGGTGGTAGCACAGACTTTAACTATGATTCAAAAGGTAATGCTGTATTAAGGTTCCAAACACATCATGCAAACAATACTGCAAGATATAACTTTGATTTGGTTCATGATGAAACAAATGAAAAGTTCATTGTTGAAAGTGGTGTAAGCAATCAGAAACACATTGAAATATCAAGTGGCGGTAAAGTTTCAATGAAACAAGTTATGAGATTACATAACTTAACAACCACAGAAATAAATGCACTAACTGGTAATGAAGCAGGTGATATGGTGTTCAATACAACGTTAAACCTAGTATGTGTATATAACGGAACGGGTTGGCGTAAATTAAATGATGCCGCAATGTAAAAAGAGTAACGATGTTGGATACAACACAAAAAGGAGAAGAGAATGGCTGGCAACAGAGGAATGAAAAAGAAAAAGAAGAAAAAGAACAGAGGTTCCAAGAAGAAGTAGATTGGAATGCATACTTTGACAAAATTGCAACAGTATGCCCCTGGTCTAAAAAGTATTACATGCAAGATAAAATCTTACATGTTAAAGTAGGTGAACCTGGCAGTGAACTTACTTGGGTAGCATGTTTTTGTGCTTCTACCCATGAAGCCTTACTAATGGAATATTATGAAGGCACTGACATAGACACATTGTTGTCTATAGCAGAAAAAATAGAGGAAAAGTATTTGCACTTAGCGGCATTTTGGAGTCATCCAGATGAAAAGGAAAACAATACTCCAACACCATGTGTTATAGTGCAAGACAAACAACAATTAACAGACCTAAGAAAGAAAATAGGATTTGAAGAAGATGACTGAATTAACAAGAGAACAATGCGATGAACTTATTGCAAAAGTCGAAGATGTGAAAGCAAAACTAGATGCTGGCACACATGAAGTTGTTGATGGCGAACTTGTAGAGAAATAAAATGAGTGAAACAAGATTTAGACTTAGTGACTTGAACGAAGATATTGACCAAAGTTTGTTTGATATTGAAGTTGATGAGGACGGATATGTTACCAAAATGGAAATCAAACAACCGGTAAAAATCGATGACTAAAAGAGTTACAACACAAGAACTTGCAAAAGAGATTGAAATTATCAAAGAGAATCATCTGCAACACATTGCAGAGGACATTGATGAACTACAAGCCGCTGTGAAAGAAAATAGGCAGTTCTTTATTGACCGTTTAGACAGAATGGACAATAGAATATGGCTTATACTAGGTGCTACTGTAAGCACACTAATTACTATATTAGGCACAATTATAGCAGGAATGATGTAATGCCAATACCTCCACAAAGTGTAAGAAACAACGCAAAGAAAGCCTTAGAAGCAAGAGAAAAAGCAGTTCCTAGTAAAAAAGCAATGACCAGAGTAGGACTTGCTAGAGCAAATCAACTTGCAAAAGGTGAAAACCTCAGTATGCAAACTATACAACGTATGGCTAGTTATCTTGCAAGAGCAAAAGACAACTATGAACGTGCAAAAGCACAAGGACTAAAACCAGAAGAAAGTAGAGCAATACAAGCCTATCTTGGTTGGGGAGGCCTAAGTGCTTTGAGTTGGGCAAGAAGCCAACTACGTGGCGAATAGTTTATCTTTATTACTATACCCACCAAACCCACCAAACCCACCAAATGAACCATATTTACATTCAGTAATACAGTCAATATTTACAAATTAAGATAAATAATAGTGTTAAAGAAGTTATCACTTAATAAGTTCACTTATTAAACTCCAATGATAGTTTTCATAAACACGTTGTTCTGGCTTGAGCTCCAAATCAACACAACTTCTTTAACACACCAAAGATTATAGTTAATGCCATTTAATTATATAATCGATTATATTAACTAAGGGTGCTCCTAGTTATTATAATTGACTCTTAATAGAATCCCTCTTACCT